TCATACCCCAATGTTCCTAATCTACTTTTAAGATCTTTTATATCTTGAATTACAGCTTCAGCTTTACGCCTTTCTATTTCAGCTTCTAGATCTTTTTTCTTACCTATGTTTCTATTTGTAGGATTTCTATTTACATGATCGTAAGCAGCGCTTAACTCTTTATCGGACATATCTTGGACGCTTTTACCGCCTGTATTACACATAATCCCTCCCTAAAAATCTTATGAAAAAAGATCATATTCAGTTTCCATTACGTCTATGTCTTTTTCCAACAAAATACTACCGCGTGAAGTTGCTTGCCTCTCAGGGAACTTAGCACCTAACCCAGGATCTACAATACGCGATACGCAATCTAGCATATCATCATGCACAGCAACAGGAAAAGCTAAAAATTCATCGTTAACAAAAGCATTAACGAAATCTATAGTACGCCCTTCGTAGTTTGTAAATAACAAACGATGCGGCAAATAAAATCTTGTCTGAGAGAAAATAGGAACTAATCGTCTTATCCTATCTTCTTTTCTCATACTACCACCTAAAGGAACAATTTTAAACCTATAATTTTCCTGATTCATGATATAATGCATATGCTCTATGTCGCTCTGCATCCCATATTTTTCATAACCCACTGCAACAGGATTCCATTTTCTGACAAATTCAAACACTTTATTAGTACGCTCAGCTAAATTCAACCTATCTCTAATAGCATCAACCAAATAATAATTATTATCGGGAGCCAAACCAACACAAGCAATGACTGTATAATCGCTTGTCTTCTTCTTTTCGCTAGCAGGATCGCAAAGCACAAAAAAATTCCAACTATCTGTGTTTTTAAGAATATCATAATACACCAACCATTCTAGTTTAAACCCCATAGCATTATCTGCAACAGGATTCTGTAGCATTTGACAAGCAAAAACATATGGGCCGAAACTATCTCTCTTCTCTTCTAAGGCTTCCTGAGAGAGAAAAACTGGTTTACCGCCTACAGTTCCGTCTTCTGTAGCAGGCTTTATCCTGGGCCTTGCAGCGCCTCTAGCGATAATGGCTCTGTAGGTATCGTTAAAATGATAACGAGTTCCAATATGCCTACGCTTCCCATCGTGTGAACCAAGGTTCAAAGACAACGCCCAAGCTTCAGTAACCTTCTCTATCATTTCAGGAGTAGTAACAGATTCACGCGTAACAACGTCGTCGTATACTAACCTGGAAAAGTGCTTTGATGTAGGCTGTCCATCGACTAACCCCCAAGCTTCTACTGTAGCTTCTTTCGGGTTAGATTTCCTATTTACAATTATTCCGTTGTCTAAAGACCACCGTGGGCTAGTTTTATGAGGCTCGGCAAAAAGTATATCTGAAAATAGTTTTTTTAAAAACTCATTACCTTCTAGTTCTCGTTTAATCTGATCTAAAAAACCTTTTGCAATTGGTCTTGTATGAGAAAAAATACCAATAGTAACTTCAGGATCGTTTAGAATATCTTGAATACTTAACCCGTAAGTAATTATCGTAGATTTATAATGCTCTCTAGCCCATAAATCCAACATACCGTCAGGATCTTTCTCGACCTCTCTAACGCACTCGTATAACCAATCACGATTAATGTCGAACCGATTGAACCCCATTGTAAGGAGAAAGAAGAGATCGTCCTTACACAAGGCTCTGAGGTGCCCAGGATTGTTTTCTTTTAAAGCATCCGTATATAAGCGATTAGATTGTAAACGAGTAAGGTTGTTACAGAAGTGCATGGTAATCTTCCTCTGGTTGCAAATCAACATATTTCGCATCTTCTTCTCTCTGCATCTGCTCTACCATTTTCTTTAACTTCTCTCTGCTTTCGTCTTCTAAAACTTTTGCATGATTATGATTTATCTCTCCGCTAATGTCTTTTGTATCTTTCCATTCGTCTTTTGCTTGATTCTTTAAAAAGAAAACCGCCGCAGCAGTTTCAGGATCTACTTCTTCGTCGTAACGAACAATAACACCGTCTTTAGTAATTTTAACTTTTTCTTTAACATACCCTGTAGCTTTTTTATATAAAGAACGCTCTACTTTAGTAACAGCAGCCTTTTTCCAGTTTTTTAGGTTTAATTTAAAGTCAGGATGTAAAGCTTTCCATCTACGCCAAGTGCTAACGCTAACGCCGAAGAACTCAGACATAAAAGCTTCTGTATGACCAAACTCAGCAAGCATTTGCGCTTGTCTAAGATCAATAGGCATTTCTTTCGCAAGTTCCGCTCTAAGTTTATCTAACTTTGCTTGTTCAAAAGCAATAAGTTCTGATTTACTATCTACGGACTCGCTCATATAAAAATCCAGAAATTATTTTATGCCTTGAACTCCAACAGGATCGCCTACAGGAGGAGGCCCTTCGCCAAGGATAGTTTTTTGAGGCTCTTGTTTAGCAGAACCAATGGATGCTCTAATTATATTTAAAACTTCTTCAGGAGAAGAAGCGATATATTCTTCGTCTTTAAAATTTGGATACTCGTTTGGTCCTGAACCAAGAGGTGTGGAAATGTTTATCGTGAAACCATTTTCGACAACTCCTATGCGAATGCATTTTTTAGGTGACATATTTTCTCCTACACAAATTTTGCAGAGGCCAATGTTAAAACTAAAATAAAAACTGCCCAGATAAAAATTCGATTAGCGTTCACTTTAGCATTTGTAGCCATGTTGTTTTTTATATGCGCAAGGTCTGTTTTAATAGCGCTTATGTCAATTTGAATTTTCGTAATATCTTTCACGAATACTCCTACAAAATTTCCTTCGCTATTTCGTTTTGGATTTCTTCGTAGGCTAGACCTACAGCGATAGCAGACCACATATCGCCTGAGACTCCGTAGAGCGGGCCAGGAGATTTCTTTTTACCAATTGCGGATTCTTTTCCACCAAAGCGGTCAATGATTGCCTGACGAATGTTTTTGTCTTTGGCTCGAGAGTTACGACAGAGGACAGAGCATACCGTTTTGCGCGGGATAAGTTCGTGTTCTCCGTCATGGGCCTGTATGAAGCGTCCTGACCAAAGGACGGTTGTTAGCACTTCGTCACCAATGACGTTTCCGTAAGACTTAATTTGTTCTAAAATTAATTTTTTGTTTCTGGAAGACTTGAGAACCTTGAGCAGTTCTTCGTTTTGGAGTTTTTGAAATTTTGAAATTTTTTTGCTGAGAGAGCTATGGGTGTCAAGGACTGAATATGCTGAGAGCTTAGGGCCTGGATCGACGGAAAGAAGTATCACTTTTTTCTCCTGAAGGAGAGAAACAATCTTTTCTCACACTCACCATACGTGCTTTCCGGCCCCCCTGGCCTGTTTTGAAAAGAATTACTTTTTTTTATCTCTCTTAGCATTTTATTTTATCTCCCTGGGTTTGTATGCGCGCTTGAGTATCAGCATATCATGGCGGGGCATTAGGTCAAGGCTTTTTTATCTAGCAGTGCGTCACGCGTGGCTTTGTATATAAAGCCAAAGGGCATAGCATATCGAATACACGGTATTCGATTCTGTTTGGTCTGATTTGTTTCTGGTTTTTAAAGTCAACCAGGCATGGTTGGGATGTACGTACAACAAGCTGCGCATCAAAGCGCAGCTATGTACGTAGTACATACCCTGAAAATGTGCTTGTGTACTTCAAAATTCCTTAATAATTTCAACAGGTTACAACAAGTACAATCACAAGTACATCACAAGTACAAACGTGCTGTACTTGTAAATGAATACAAATGATATCGTGCACTTAACTCACAAGTACACACAAGTACACAGCTTGCTGTACTTGTGTGTACTTGTAACTGTACTTGTACGAAGAGCCGCTCCCTTGGCTGCTCTTAAGGTAGATGAGCCATAGTGGCTATTTTCCAGATACGCCCTAATAATTTCAATAAGTTATAAGGCATCGAATACACAGTATTACCTTAATCATTTTAATAACTTGCAACGGTCGAATACATTGTATTCTGTCTAATTACAAAACATGTCATAAAATAGACAATTTTTGTTATTCCTTAATTATTTCAATTGGTTGTATTGATTTTTTGCCGTTTTTTGTCTATT